CCGTGCTTGTAGGTGGCCTTGAACGGTTGGGTCAGTCCTTCAACCTTGCGAAGGCCGACCAAGCCGGCCGAAGGCGATTCGATCCACCAGTTCGCCGCCGGCACCGGGGCCGGCGGGGTGGCACTATCGCTCAACACCACATCGCTGACCCAACCGCGGTCTAGTGCGACCACGTCCCCGGCCGTCAAGCCAGGCGGCAGCAGTTCATTGTTGACCGCACCGGCCGGCAGCGTCGCCGGAACCGAATACAGACCTTCGGCGATGTTCTCGGGGGTCGCCTCGTCCAGCGTCAGGTTGACGTTGGCGGTCTTGCTTTGGACCAGGCGGCCATACAGCAAGCGATTACCGCTGAACGACTCGGTCTTGTCTGAGTTCTGAACCTCCAGCTGCAACTGCAGTTGCGGGGCATTGCCGACCCATCGCAGCGGGCCGGGCTTGCCATTGGTTTGGCGCTGGGCAAGGAAGACCTTGCCCTGAAACGAAAACAGGTCCTGCGCGGCCATGGGTCGCGTTGCTCCTATATATATGGTGTGGTGCCCGAGGGGGCGGCAGGAAATCAGCGGCGCAGCGAGCGCAGCAGCAACCGGTCGATGTCGGCGGTGATCACGTCGAGACCGGCTTGGGCCATGCGGTCCGGGCGATCGCCCTTGCGCAACATCTGCGCCAAGGAAGGTCCGTACAGACGCTGAATTGGGGTGCGCGGAACACGCTTGTCGCCGGAGACCGGTGTTCGGACGAATGCGATGTCGGCGCCACCGTGACGGCGATGAAAGCCGCTGCGGCGAAAACCGCGCTTGCCCCGCAGGGCGGTGAAGTTCAAACCGCGGTCGTCAGCGCTGCGCCTGGACGCGAAGTTGCGCAGACCGACGCCGCGTGCGACGCCGACTAGCTCGACCCCCTCGCGTGTGGTCCGCACGCTGATCCCGGCCCGGATACGCTGGGCCGACAGGGCGTACTCGGTTTGGATGTCGCGGCGGGCGATGACCGGCCAGCGGCGGCGCAGGGTACCCAGTGCGCGCCGCTGCGCCAGGGCGACCTTCGCCGGGATCTCGCTCACGCGTTTCGCCACGGCTAGCGCAGCGTTGGCGTCGATGAACAGGTCCATCAGCGGCGATAGCGGATCGTCAGAGCGATCTGGACGGCGACAACCGGCAGCCCTTCCGGCCGATCCAGGAACACAACGTCCTCGACCTGGACCGGTAAGGCATTCGGTAGCGGAATCCAATCGTCCAGCGCGTCCTCGATGTCAGCCGCGATCGCGTGCGACTCAACGTGGGCTTCCTCCAGCGACACGGGCACGGTCGCCTCGGCGACGGCTTGCATCACGCGATGCCGCCCGTGGGGCTTGGCTTCGTCCCGCCGAATACCCAATGCAGCCAGCGTCAGGCCCGTCGCAAACTCATCGGAGTGCTGCGAGGGTTCCAGCGTGATGGTAGAACCGACGTTGGTGCGGTAGCCGCGGTCCTGGCGGATATCAGCCAGTCGGGCAGCGATCCGCTCCAACAGGTCCCACGACGGGATCCGCGGTAGCGGCTGCAACGCTGCGCTATCCATGCAGCACCGCCTCGTTGACCAAGCCGTCATCGCGGATCAGCGCTTCGATCGGCCGGGTCTGCTCGGCCAACGTGACCAGATCGCCTCGGCGAAATTGCCAGTCGAGGTTGCGGGCAAGTATGTGCCGGGCCCGGCCGACTACCTGTTGGAACTCCCCCAGGCGCTCGACACCGTCGCGCACGACAAGCCGGATCGGCACCGAGGGGTTAGGTGGGCGCTGAACCTGCGCGACGACGCCGAGCGTGTCGAAGACTACGGCGTCCATCGTGGAGAACGCGTCCACGGCTTACGCCTTCAGCTTGGGCAGCAGCGCCGGCCGGTGGCACATCGGCAGTGGATTGGACTGGGTGTGCAGGTCGGTACCGCGGTCGAACTTGCGCGGTGCCTGCTTGCTGTACAGCAACTGGCCCAGCGTATTGACCGTCTCGTTGAAATCGGCCGGCGCGACATACGTGGCAAACGTGTCCAAGGTGCCCAGCGGGAACGCGTGACCCTCGCCTTCGGCGATGAAACGGCGGGACTTGCCGTCCGCATCGCTGGCCTCGCCGGTGTATTCCTCGAACCGCACGCCCGCCATCCGGAAGTCCGCGCGCATGTCGTCGCGCAACGCGGCGCCTTCCTGCCAACGCTCATACGCGGCCTTGACGTTCGGATGGCCCGTCAGCGCGTCGAAGAACTCCGTGGAGACCAACACATGGATGCCGCTCATGCGTTCGCCGAGCAACGACTGGCTCATGTAGCGCTTGAGGTCCAGACACTTCTTGCGAACATCGGTGTCCTTGTTACCGAGTTGGAAATCGAAGGTCTTCGGCGTGATGTTGAAAATGTCGAACAGGTTGGCCAGCTCGGTGCCGTCGGCGTCCAGGATCACGCCCTTCAGCGCGCCCATGCGCAAATGCTCCAGGGTGATGGCGTGCTTATTGCGCATCGTTTGAAGGTGATCGGCCATGACCCCCGCGACCGTCTCCAGGTCGGTTTCCGTGCCGAAGGCACGCACACCTACAACCTCCTCGGGCAGGACAACGTCGTCGTGCGGGATGTGCGGCACGTTGAACGCGCGCAGCGCGCGCTTGCCGCGCTTGCCTACGGTGCCCGGCGAGCCGACCGGCTGCGTGGGCAGCAACGACAACACGCCGTTGCGCTCCTCGACCGTGACCTGGCGCGTGCGAACAGGCTTAATCGGGAACAGGTTCAGCTCATCGAGGCGACCGTATTGATTCGGCAGCAGGTTGATCGCGGCAGTCAGCGCACTGACCGAGAACGCGGGGTTGTGAAACGGGTTGTTCATCGACATCGATCAGACTCCGTGGCGCACGAGGACGCCGAGGTCGCGCAGCTGCGCAATGGCAGCGACGCGTTGTTCAGGGGTGACGGCCCGCGGCCAGACCAGGGCGTGGTCAGCGACGGTCGCGTGGCGCGCGACGATCAAGCCGTCCGAAGCGGGCTCGGCGGCGGTCGAGATCGGCAGAATGGCCACGCCAACCGCGACCTCCCGACCATCGGTGGCCGCCGGGTCGAGGGCCGCGATTTCACCGGTCGCGGTAATGCGCCCGACGACTTGGCCGAGCTGTAGAACCTGGCCGGCAGCGACCGTGACTTGGTCGCGCGAGTAGAGGTTGTCGGCCTCGAACTTGAGCAGGTCGCCCAAGTTCAATCCTTCATGGACGGGTGGATAGGTGGTCAGTCGCATTTCAGCGCTCCTTGCGCGCCGCAGCAGCGCGCGCCTTGACCGCGTGGATCAGCGGGTTGTCGTTCAGCGACGTTGCCGCGGTCGGTGCCGGCGCAGTTGGCGACAAATGACTGGTGATCTCCGTCGATTCGGCTTTCGCGGCAAGCAGCCGCTGCCGCGCGACGGCAGCGGTAACACCTTCGGCCAGGAAGCTCGCCGTCAGGGTTGGTTGGCCCGCCAGCTCGCACAGTTCGGCAATCGCCAAGGCGTCGCTATGCGCTTGCGCGCGCACGGCATCAGCGTCGACGGCCGGCGCCGTCGCATCGGGGGTAGACATGGTGAGGTTCTCCAAAATAGGCGGACGCGCGGCGTCCAGTTCGGTGTTTAGGTGCTGCACGGCATCGCTGAGCGTGCCGACGCGATCGGCCAGGCCGGCGTCGATGGCGTCCTGGCCGAAGTACAGCGCGGCCTCTGTTTGACGGATCAGCTCAGGCGCGACGCCGCGCTGGTCGGCCACGGTGAGGACGAACAGTTCGTAGAGCCGGTCGACTTCGGTTTGGATCGCGGTCTGCGCGCCCTCGCTCAGGGCATGGTGGGGCGATCCATCGTTCTTGCGCGCGCCCGCGTGGATGGGCGTGTAGATCAATCCATCCTTCGCATCCTTCTGCGATTGATCGACATGCAGGGCAATGACGCCAATCGATCCGACGCCCGCTGTACGCGTGAGGTAGACCCTGCCGGCGGCACTCGCCAGCGCATAGGCCGCCGAGAACGCCGCATCGTTGGCGACCGCCCACACCGGCTTAACCGAGCGAGCCGCGTGAATTTGGTCGGCCAGGTCGAAGACACCGGACGCCTCGCCACCCGCGCTGTCGATGTCCAGCACGATGCCGCGCACGGACTCATCGGCCAGCGCCGCGTCCAGGCGCCGCGCGATCGACGAATAGCTGGTCAGTCCGGACAGCGCCTCCAGACCGCTGGCCCGCTGCACCAGCGTGCCGTGAATAGGAAGCACGTAAATGCCCTGCTCGTTGGCCAGTGTCGGCGCGCTGGGGGGCGGCCCCATCTGCGGCGGCGGCAAGGTTTGTAGATCAAATTTGGGCGCTAGTACGCTCAAGATCACATCCAGCTTGGCGCGCTGGATCAGCAGCGGCGTGTTGAACACACGCGCCGCCAAATGGGGCAGTCCGATCATTCGATACCGTTCGATGAAAGAGCCGGTGCGGCGGCCGGCGGTGGGGCGTGCTTGACGCCGTTGCGCGCGACAGCGCGCGGATCGGTGTCGAGGACCAGGCCGAGGCCATCGGCGCGTTGCGCGTCGGCCGCGATCTCGCGGTCGATGGTTTCGGCGTCGTAGCCGGAGCTGGCGATGGCCTCCGAGCGCGAGAGCAATCCAGCGCGGATCGCCAGGATCATGGCGTTGAACTCCTTCTCCGGATCGACCCAGCTCCAGCCCTGCGGCACCCACTTGCAGGTCCGGTACTGGCGCTTGCGGCGCCGGTAGCCGGGCAGCTCGATCGCACCGGACAGGACGGCGGCGTCCACGAACGCATGCCAGATCGGCCGGCACAGCTGGTACACCAGCACCGTGTGCTGGACCATCTCGCAGCGACGCCGGAACTCCAGCAAGCCGGCGCGGATGGACGAGTAGTTCACGCCGGTCAAATCACCGGTCAATTGCTCGTAGGTGATCCCCATCGCCGCAGCGATCGCGCGGAACTGCGAGCGCAAGAAGGCGTCGTAGCTCGCGCCCACATCGGCCGGCTGGGCGAAGGTGACGTTCTCGCCCGCCTCCAGGATTTGCAGGCTGCCCGGCTCCAGGCCGAGCGGCGCATTGCCGTGCTCGTCCGGTGGCCCATCGCCGGGCAACGGATCTTCGGGACCATCGCGAGTAATGAATCCGGCGAACATCGCTGCCGTCTTCTTGCGCACCAACTCCGCGTCGTCGTACTGGTCCAGCTCGTTCAGCTTGACCAGCGCGCGCGCCAGCCATGGCTCGCCGCGAATCTGGCCCGGCCGCAGCGGCCGGAAGATGTGCAGGATCTCGGACGCCGGCACTCGGAACGTGTCCATCCCGCCATGCCGCGACATGGGCGCCATCGCCCCGTCCTGGGGGTGGGACAGGTACAAGTGGTAGGCGACGCGCCGGCCCAAGCGGTCGAACTCGATGCCGGCCCGGGTCAGATTGCCGTTGGGCTCTTCCCGGTTCAAATGGAGCGGCAGGTGTTCCGGCTCCAGCAGTTGCAACTGCAACGGCACCGCCAAGCCGTCCTCCTGCCGGCGCGGGCGCAGCCGTACCAGGCACTCGCCCCCTTCCAGCAGCGCGCGGCACGCCAGGGCCTGCAATCCGTATAGATCGGTCAGGCCCGCCGCATCGGCGTCGTCGCACCAGTCCCGCCACAATGCTTGCAGCGCTTCGCGCTGGCCTTGATCGGCAATCAGCGACTGCGGCTTAATGCCGGTGCCGACCGCATTGGCGACGAACGCCTCGATGGCGGCATTGGCCCAGGCGTTGCGGCGCACCAGGTCGCGCGAGCGGACGCGTAGCGCATCACCGGTCGCCAGCAGCGCGGCGACCGCGCCGGGATTGCTCGGTTGCCATGCGGTCGAGCGTCGGCCGTGGCCGGCTACCTCGTGTACCGCCGCGCCGCCGAACATGCCTCTCCGGAGCTTTGACCACCAACCCATCGACTAGAAGCCTTTGGCGGTGGTGGTCAGCAAGCGCCGTGGTCGCCGAGGCCGCCCTTCGGTGCCCGCGAGGGCGGCCTCGATCTCACGGATCGCGGCCAGCAGTTCCTCGACACTGCGGTACTCGACCAAGCGGTCGCCGAAGCTGACGCGGCGCTCGCCGCGCGCGAGCGCGTTGCGCAGCGCTTGGAGTTGTTCGTGGGTGTAAGGAAGATCGCTCATCGCATGAAACGGCTCGAAATGACCCGGCGCCCTCGGCGCGGGCCAGAAACGGAAAGGCCGCCCGGTGGGGCGGCCTGTGGGGTGGGATACGGCGAAAGTTGCTGCGGAACAGGCGGCGGGCCGGCGGGCAGTACGCCCAGGGTCCGTTCCATCTCCCGCCAATGGCGCTCCTCGAATCGATCCACGCCCGCCTGCATCGCGGCGGCGCGCGCCATGACGTAGCAGTCCAGTGCCTCGTTGCGGTCGCGGCGCTTTTCCCAGACGCGTTGGGGATAGCCGTGGCGATCGCGGCGGGTAATCAGGTGTTCGGCGGTCAACTGCTGTAGGAACTCGCCGTCGATCTTTGGCAGGTGAACGTAGCCCGCCGGGAAGGCCGGCTGTCCATCCGGGCCGATATCGATCGACAGGCGCAGCGCGTTATAGAACTCCAGCTTGGCGATGCCGCCGGCCACCGCGAACAGCTTCAAGCCGCGTCGAATGCGCTTGCCCGGCACGCTGACATCGACCGCGGTCGGCGTGCCAATTAGCGCCGCCCCGCTGCCCACACCCTTCATCGGCAGCAGGCGCGGGTCGGATGCCGCGCGGGCAAACGCATACGCCTCCTGCGTTGCGAAGCCGGTGTCCAGGCCCAGGCGCGTGAGCGGCAACAGCGCGCCGCTGGCATGGGTCCACTGCTCCGATAGGATCGCGCCCAGATCGTTCCAGACCGCGGCTCGGGCGGTATCCCCCATCAACACGCGGTGCTCGACCAGCCAGGTCTCCCGGCCGCGGCCGAAGGCCCACACCGATACCTCGATACGATCCTTCTGGATGTCGGCGCCGCCGGCCAGCAGCAGGCCGCCCACCGGTACCGTGCCGATGCGGTAGTCCTCCCGTCGCTCCAGCAGGCGTTCCCAGTCCGGCGCCTCGCCTTCCTCTTCCCAGGTCTCGCCCAGCTCGGTGTTCTTGAACGCCTTAAGCGCCGTCGCCGAGCCCTGCGCGGATTCCCAGGCGGCGGCGATATCGGCCCAGCTGCGCCAGCCGACCGGCGAGTACAACGACGACAGGTGGTAGCCGGCCGTCTTGCCCTGATTCTGTGGCGCGGTTGCAATCCAGCGGCCGTCCGCCAACATCGCGGTCTTGTGGTGCTCGCCGATGGGCTGTTCGCAGGACTCGCAGATGTAGCGCGCCGAGCGCGGGCTGCCCCAGGTCCAGCGCAGTTGCTCAAACCGCAGCCACTGTTCGTGCCGGCAATGCGGGCACGGCACGAAGTACCGGCGCTGGTCGGACGCGAGGTACTCGCGCTCGATGGTCGAGGCTCCAGCAATCGTCGGCGTCGATACCAACAGAATCTTGCGCCGGGTGAAGGTGCGGGTGCGGGCCTCGGCCAGCGCCACCGCATCGCCTTCACCTTCCACGTCGCGCGGATAGCCGTCCACTTCGTCCAGAAACAGATACCGCACCGGCATCGAGCGCAGGCCGACCGCGCTGTTCGCGCCGGTCAGGACCAGGACGCCGCCGCGGAATTCCTTGGCGAGGATCGTGTTGCCGGCGTCCCGCGCGCGCGAGGGCGCAATGCGCTCACGCAGCGACGGCGATTCCTCGATCAGCGGGTCGATGCGCTGTTTCGAGTTGCGCTTGGCCATCTCGACCGTGGGCGCCACGGCCATCATCGGGCCCGGAGCGCAGGCGATGACGTACCCAATCCAGTTGTTGCCGCACTCGGTGCCACCCACCTGCGCGCCCTTCATGAACACGACGCGCTCGGTCGGCGACGCCGGCGACAGGTCGTTCATGATGTCGCGCAGATACGGCGTGCGCGCTGTGCGCCACCGGCCGGGCTCCGACGACGAGGTGCTGGACAGCACCCGGTCGCGGTCGGCCCAGTCGGATACGTCGAGAAACGGATCGGGCGTTAACCCGTCGCGCCATGACCGCGCAACGTCATCAAAGCCGTCGTACAAGTGTCAGTCCAATCGGGCGTTGAATTCGCCGAGTTCGGCCAAGTGCTGCCGCACGCCGCGCTCCAGAGCGACGTGCAGAACATGCGGATCAATATCCAGCTCAGCTGCGAGCATCGAACTGATACGCGCCGGCCAGTTCAGCCAGGCATCGCGCTCAGCGCGCGCCAGCGCGAACACCTGCGCCATCACCTGCGAGCGGTCGATTAATTCGCCCTTGAGCTGAGCAATGCGCAGCTTGTGGTGCTGGGCCTTGAGTACTTCGTTGGCGGTGCGCGCTTGGGCATAGCTATTACCGGCAGCAGGGCGTCCCGGCGCGGCGAACGACTCTTCTATGGAGACGGCCGGTGCCGACCGCGCTCGCGCCGGGCGCGCTGGCGCAACTGCGTTGCCCGACGTCGTATTGGCAGCCCACTCGGCGTCGGCACGCACGGGGTCGATGCTGCCGTCCGCCTCAGCAGTGATGCGGCCGGTGGCAATGGCTTTGCGCACCGCCGTGTCCGACACGCCGCGATGGCGGCCGTAGGCGCGGATGGAGATTCCCACGATAGAAGGGTTCGATTCGGTAGAGCCTCCGCGTCCGCCGGCCATCGGCGCAGATCGGGCTGTTAGAAGAGGAAACACCCCAGCGCCCATCGGGCGCTGGGGACTTGCCACTCCCGACCTACTATCCGCCCAGCGACACGTTTGCGCTCGCGAGAATGACGTCCCAATCCGGCTCGGTCGGCAAGTCGACACCCGCCGCTCCGCAGAGCATGGCGACGACCGCCCAACAGCTTCGAGTCAGCTTGCCAGCCGCCGCCAAATCTTCGCGCGTCAGCGCGGCGGTGTCGTCGTGCGCCAGCATGTCGTGAATAGTTACTTCAAACTCGGTCATGCGGCGGGTGATAGTGCTGAAATTGCGGTGATACTCGCTCATGGTGGTTCTTCTCGGAGACGCCGCGTTGTTGCGGCGTCGGCATGAACGCTTCATTCCGGCACGATAGCAAGCGATTCAGTGAACACATTTTAGGAAGAAGGAACACCCCAGCCATGTCAAAAGGCTGGGGTGTTCACTCTCCCGTGATCAGTTACGCGGGGCGCACATCGCCGCCATGATCGTCTGCTCCAAATGACGGATAGCCGTGCGCAGGCTGATCTGGTATTTGGCGTCCGCTACATCCCATACCTGCATCAGCCGGGCTTGTTGCACCGCCCGATTGAGCTGATGCACCGGCAAGCCCACAAATTCCGGCTCCAATCCTTCGAAGCAGCGCGTAATCTCGTCATGCAGCCAGCGCAACGTCATCTCGTCCGCGCAGATCTCGCTAGGAACCCAGCGCTTTACCGACCAGCTACCGGTCTGCTCAATAGCACGTTCCACCGGGGCCAGTTCTCGGCGGCACTCGGCCACCAATCGCCCAACGATCTTCGGATCGAGACGACGCGTTCGGATCGTATCCGTGCGCTCGGCGAGGATGCTGGCCAAGGCATAGCAGGCGAATAAAGTTAAGGCTGCGTCGGGCTGTGAGAACGTGTGGCCGGACCGCAGTATCCGCTCGACGTAATCGCTGAGGCTTCGAAGCTCAGCGTCGGAAATCATGACCTCTTTGTCCATGGGTTAGTTCCTGTAGACCGCGTCGTTGCGGCGTCGTGATGAACGCTTCCTTCTGAAAAGATGGCAAGCGATATCAGGTGCTGGATCGACCACGGACAGCAGGCAGACAGGTCTCTCACCCGTCAAGAAGAGGGAATACCCCAGCGCCCTGCGGGCGCTGGGGTAGGCTCTCTCACTTCCTATCACTCGGCTGCGTCGTTCAACTCCTGGACCACCGTCGCAAGGTCCATGTCCGGCGCGAATTCCAGCGAGCCGCGCTTGGCCAGTAGTTGGACGATGTTGAGGCAACTGGCGACCAATCGCTGGGCCGCGTACAGTTCCTCATCGCTGAGCCGCTCTGGGACGCTGTCGACCATTTCCTCCAGAACACCTTCGCAATCCTTCAAAGCCAGCTCGGTATTCTGGAATCGGCAGTAAGACATATTCGCCATTGTTGTTCTCTCAGGTTCGCCGCGTCGTTGCGGCGAGCACATGAACGCTTCCTTCCAGGCTGGAGCCAAGCGCTTTCTCGCTAGCACGCCGGCTCGGACAGGCGTCGGACAGCTCGGGCGTCGCCCGTTGAGTCAGACCCCCTGAAACTCCGCAGCGGCTTTGGCTTGCTCCAAGCCGGCGACTGCATGCGCCAGTCCGTGCTGAAACTCATCATCGCGCGGGTAGCAGCTCATCAGCCGCTCCACCCGCTCGATGGCTCGCGCGATGGCATGCGTCGGCTCGGCCGGCTCTATGCCGTCGAGATAGCGATCAATCATCGCCATGACCCCGCGAAGCGCGTGTTCAACCGGTGTCGCCTCGCCAGCGGGCTTGCGCCGGGCCTTGTTATGGCGCGCCAGGATATGGCGCTCCCAGGACGACAACTCGGCATCGCATCCGTCGATCAGATCCCGTAGCACTTCGGGCTGAATCGGCTGCGATCGATAGCCTTCGCTGTGATGCGCCAGTACCATGCCGAGCGCTACCGACAGTCGCGTCGAAAGCGTCTCGTACTCGTTGTCCGCTAGCAATCGCGCGCGAGCGTGGTTCGTCAAGAAATCCAAGCGGCTCGCGCACGAGCGTAAATCCCCGATCAGTTCGTCTTGGTCAATCGCACCCATGTTGCTGTTCTCGCAGTCCCCGCGTCGTTGCGGCGACGGCATGAACGCTTCCTTCGCGGGGTAAGCAAAGCGGTGTCCGTCGCAGTTCACGCCGCGGTACAGCTGACAGATAAGATGGATCGGTCGCGCTTCCGAAGCTCAAGAAGAAGGAACACCCCAGCGCCCGGCAGGCGCTGGGGTCTGCGCTCTCCTATTGTTCAGCGGGCCCGAAACGGTACGCTCGGCGCGCGCTCATTGACGCGCTGGACCATGCCCGCCAAGTCCGCGCGCAGGGCCAATTCGATCTCATGTGCGTCAAAGAGCGTCTGAATCAGACCCAGGCTGCTCAGCGCTAGTACTTTCGCGGCCTCCAGTTCCGCTCCGTCAAAGCCCGGCGAAAAGCCCGCTGCGACTTCTTCGATTCGCTGCACGCTGGCTTGGTACAGCGTAAGCGTGTTCTGGATCAGATGGGAATCGGCCAGTTCGATCTTCATGCTTGTCTTCCATGGATGCGCCGCGTCGTTGCGGCGGGGACATGAACGCTTCTATCGAGCCGAAAGCCAAGCAAATGATGCAAGAAGAACGGTCGTTCTCATTGTCTTGTTTAGGTTATGGAAGGCACCCAGCCGAAGCTGTCTTCCGGCTGTCTGCAATCGAGAGCGAGCGTTCTCTATCGCTGAATCCGCTTGGCTTTGTGCGCAAACGAAGCGTTCATGTCCCCACACCAACGACGGCCACGGAGGCCACCATGAACGCAAACGATACCTTCCGATTCCGCGACGCCTTGGCCTCCGTCAAGGGATGCCGCACCGCGCTCGAAGCGCTCACCAGCCGAGCGGGCATCGCGCTTCACGCCGACGAGCTTGAGGCCGCTAGCGAGATTGCGGCCCATAGCATCGCCATTATCGAGATGCTTGCGGAGACGGGCGCACACGCGGTGCATCTGGCGGATCTGGCACGCGATGTGCCTGAGATCCTCAGCTTGCTAAATGCAAGGGCGCCGATGCTCAAGCCCAGTCTTGACGAAATGCTCGAAAGCATCGACGACCACCTGCAAACCACCCCAGGTAACGCGGAGTACCGAATCGGCTTG